AAGTAAAGACAATAAGAAAAAAGAAACTTTAGGAAAAAAGTTAGACGATTTCCTTTCTAATGACCAAACAGAAGAATGTGTTGGTGAAGAATGTTTGATTAACGATGGAAAAGAGATTGTAGAGAGAGTTGAAAAAGTATATAAAACTAATGACGGAAGACAATTATTAATGTAAGATGAATAAGAAAAAATTAATTTCCGAAGACTTAAAAAGATACCAACAACTGTTGGAGTATACATTCTACGTACCTGAAAAAGAAGAAGGTGAAGTAGATGATTTACTATTAGATGATATGTTGACTGAACAAGATCCTCCCGCAGAAGAGGAAGATCCTTTCTTTGATGTAGGTGGTGAAGATCCTGTTGCGGATACAGAAGATACACCCGAAGGTGAAACTGAAGAAGTGGATACAGAAGAAGAAACTACTGAAGAAACACCAGAAGAAGGTGGTGAGACAGATCCTTTTGGTTCTGATACAGAAGTAGAAGATGAATTTGCAGATGAAGATATGGAAATGGGTGGTGACGATGAAACTGTAGAGGTAGACGTTACTGATATCGTAGATAAAACTGAAGAAACTAAAGCGTCTGTAGATGATATGGGTAGTAAAATGGATGACTTACTATCTAAATTGACTGATTTAGAATCACAAGTTACAGATATGGATGGAGTTATTAACAAAATTGATGACTTAGAAAAAGAAATTGAAAGGAGAAATCCCACACCTGTAGAAAGATTAGAAATGAGATCTATGGATTCATTTCCTTATAGTGTTAAATTAACAGATTATTGGAAAGATAAAGAAGGATACGATACTAGTGAACCAGAAGATGAATATACTCTAACTCAAAGTGATATAGATAATTTTGACGAAAAAGAAATAAGATCATCTTTTGAAGGTGATACCGAAGAAGAAGAAATGGATTAATATGAAATCGAGAATAGACGAAACAAATAAAATGAGAAAGTTAATGGATTTACCCTTATTAACTGAGTCTTCAGTAGAACCAGATGTGGTAGTAAGAGGTAACCCAAGTAGAATAATTGACCTTACTAACTCAAAAAAAGGATTACAAGTATATAAAAAAATGGATATTGATCATGTACAATATTATACAGGTGGAAGACTTGTTGATCCAAACAAAAAAGAAGAAATTGCAACCATACAAGCCGATTTAACTGATGATGAAGTAATTGATTTTTTATATAAAAATAGAAACTCATCTGGCGCATATAGAGGATTTGGAAAAAATTCATAAATACCAACTAAAAACACATTAAAATCAAAAAAACCTCACAAAAGTGGGGTTTTTCTTTTTCCACCTATTGACTTTTCGATAAAGTATCATTATAATTGTATATTAATAAATTAAAAAAAAATACAATGAGTAACAGTTTAGATGCAATTTTGGCTCAGTATGAGAAAAATACTGAACCAGTAAAAAGTGGAAAGAAAATTTCCAACGAAGACAGACTAAAAAAGTACTTTACAGAAAAATTACCGAAAGGTGTAAAGTCACAAACTAAAACTTTCAGAATATTACCATCGAAGGATGGTGGTTCTCCATTTACTGAAGTTTTTTATCACGAAAAAGAAGTTAATGGTAAATATGAAAAAATTTACTGTAACCATTTAAATGATGGAGAACATTGTCCACTATGTGAGGCGAAAGATGCACTATATGAAGATGGTTCTGAAAAAGCTAAACAATTAGCTAAAGAATTTATTGCTAGAAAATTCTACGTAGTAAAGGGAATTGATAGAGATAATGAAGATCATGGTGTTAAATTTTGGAGATTTAAACACTACAGAAATGGAAATGGTGTTATGGACAAACTAATACCCGTTTTTAAATTAAAAGGTGATATTAGTGACCCTAGAGAAGGTAGAGATATCGTTATCACTTCTGGAAGAGATCAAAATAATTATTCTGTTGTTAATACAATTATGGCAGATGACGTATCTATCTTAACTAATGATAAAGATTACGCTAACGAATGGATGGGTAATGAAGAAACATTTAAAGATGTTTACGCTAAAAAATCAAAAGAATATTTAGAGATTGTCGCAACAAACAAAACACCAGTTTGGGATTCAGAACAAAAGAAATATGTTGCGGAAGAAGATAAAGAAGAGAAAGAAACTGCTTCTCTAACAGAAGAAATTAACATGATGAGAACAGAGACTACAACATCTTTCGAAAAAGATTTTACCTCTAAAGATAATGATGTTGAAGTTTCTAAGTTGGATGATGGTGATGAATTACCATTTTAATTAAATTATGTCAAAGAAACCTTTAAAGAAAAAAGCATCTGATTTTTCGTCAATCAGAAAAAAGTTTTCCTCTAGTGATAGGTACAAAGAACAAAAGTACTTTGACCTAGGGGAAGCCTTTCAGAAGGCGACAGGAATTCCAGGTCCTGCTATGGGACAGATTAATATGCTTTTAGGACACTCAGACACTGGAAAAACTACTGCACTAATTAAAACTGCAGTAGACGCACAGAAAAAAGGTATTTTACCTGTTTTTATTATAACAGAACAAAAGTTTAGTTTTGAACACGCAAAACAAATGGGTTTACAAACTGACTATGTTGAAGAAATTGATGAAGAAACAGGTGAAGTTATCGGTTATTGGGATGGATTTCTATTATATAGGTTAGGTTTTGATTATATTGAACAAGCTTTTGAATATGTAACTGAAGTTCTAAATGCACAGAAAAATGGTGAGATACCACATGATATTGTATTTTGTTGGGACTCTATTGGTACTATTCCTTGTCAAATGAGTTTTGATGGGAAAGGTGGGAACCAACATACTGCAAGAATTATATCAGAAAAATGGGGTATGGGTATGGCACAAAGAATAACATCTTCTCGTAAGGTAACATCCGATTACACCAACTCTATGGTATTTGTAAACCAACCTTGGGTAGATTTACCTGATAACCCATTTGGACAACCTAGAATACAACCTAAAGGTGGACAATCTATTTACCTATCATGTGCTTTAGTATTCTTATTCGGAAATCAAAAAAGTGCGGGTATATCGAAGTTAAATGCTACTAATAAAGGTAGGAAAGTTAATTTCGCAATCAGAACCAAAGTAGGTATACATAAAAACCATATGAATGGTTTAGGTTACGCAGATTGTAAGATTCTTGCAACCACACATGGTTTCATCGAAGACGACAAAAAGGCAATAGACAATTACAAAACAGATAATAAAGAATACTGGTCAGAAGTATTTGAATCTGTTGGAGATGATGTCTTATCCTTTGAAGTTGAGGAAGGTGACTCGATAGAAACACCAGTAGATTACTCAGATAATTAATTGTTTAACTTTTAATATATATGAGTGAGAGTACCAAATAAGAAAAAAAGAACACAAAAAACTTTATTAGTAGACGGAGACTCGTTGTTAAAAACCGCCTATCATGGGGCGAAAAATCTTTATCATAAAGAAACCCATATAGGTGGTATTTTTCAATTCCTAACAATGGTTAGAAAAATGTTAAACGAAAATAGGTTTGACAGAGTTTATGTATTTTGGGACGGTACTTTTAGTGGTAGACTTAGGTACGATATTTACAAAGACTATAAGTCTAATAGAGATAAAGATTTCTACAACGAAACCCCACCATCAGAAATTGATTTATACTTACAAAAAGAAAGAGTTATTTCTTATTGTGAAGAATTGTTTATAAGACAATACAGAGACGAAATTGTTGAAGCGGATGATTCTATCGCATACTACGTAAAAAATATGACAGAGGATGAGAATGTGGTTATTATGAGTAATGACAGAGATCTATGTCAATTAATAAATGAAAGGGTTAGTGTGTATGTTATTAACTTAAAAAAGATAGTAACAATAGAAAACTATTTAGTAGATTTCGACCACCACCCATCAAACCTCAAATTAATTAAAACCATTACTGGAGATGTTAGTGATAATATAAAAGGTATATTAGGTGTTAGTGAAAAAACTTTAGTTAAATTTTTTCCCGAAATAATGGAAAAAACTTTGACTTTGGAATATATTTTCAGTAAAATTGAAGATATACAAAAAGAAAGAAAAACTAGATTGAAAACACTCGATAATATATTAAATAAAGTTACTAAAGGTTCTCAAAAAGAAATGATTTATGAGGTTAACGATAAGATTATAGATTTACAAAACCCATTATTAACAGAAGAAAGTAAGTCAGATTTAGATTACTTATTTAATACCTCTATCGATCCTGAAGGTAGAGAGAATAAAAATGTAATTAATATGATGATTGAAGATGGTTTAATGTGGGCAATACCAGGAGGAAGAGATGGTTATATAAAATTTTTACAACCATTTCTATCAATAATAAAGAAAGAGAAAAATTATTACAAAAAAGAAATTATATAAGTTATGAAGAAGAAGTATAAAACACACCCTTACGAATTTCTGTTTTTAATCAACGGAAACCCTATTGTTGGAAGAAACTTTCCAATAAACAATTTTAATAGAGAATCATTAAAATCATATGAATTAAAAGAAACTATAGACTATACAGTTGGTTTAATACAAAACCATTTTAAAAATAAAACATACAATTATATGGATAGGTATTATAATTACTTTGTAGCTAGTACAGAGGAGCAGACCGAACCAATTGACATTTATGAAAACGAAGACTTTTTTACTTTACAAATTAAAGTCAGAGGAAGAGTGGTTTGTGAAAGGATTTTTAGTGGTAATGATTACCCACCTAATGTAAGATATGATGTTGATATAAGAAAAATTATACCAAAAATCATTGATTATTTGCAACAGGGGTTAAGTCAAAAAAATTATACAAAAAATTTGTGTGGTTACCAGCTAGACGGTATATTTATTAATAACTAAAATCAGAAAAAGAATGGCGAAAAATGAGAGTTTAAATTTAGGTTATTTAGGATATAGTTTTCAGGTTAAATTAGTTAAACAATTAGTAGAAGATCATAAGTTTTCAGAAAGTATCGTATCAATAGTTGATCCAAATTATTTCGACAACGAATATATGAGATTAATTGTTGCTAGTTTGAAAGATTACTATGAAAAATATGAGACAATTCCGTCTTACGAAACCATTTTTAACATAATTAAAAGTGAAGTTAGGAGAGAAATAGCTAGAGAATCCGCAACTGAACTTATTAAGGAAGTTAGAGAATCTGACAATAAAGACTGTTTACATACACAAGATGTTGCCATTAAGTTCTGCAAACAACAAGAACTTAAGAAGGCTACTCAGAAAATCCAAAAAATTCTAGATATTGGAGATTTTGATAGATATGATGAGTGTGAAGAATTAGTTAAACAGGCAATATCTGTTGGTACTGAAAAAGATGAGGGTGTGGATATTTTTCATGCAATTGAAGAAGTTTTAGCTGACGATTTTAGAGATCCTATTGCAACTGGTTTAGTTGGGATTGATAATCTTATGGGTGGTGGATTATCAAAAGGTGAATTAGGAGTTATTTTAGCAGCATTTGGTGTGGGTAAAACTACATTGATAACTAGAATGGCGAACACTGCGTATTTAGAAGGGAAAAATGTGGTACAGATTTTCTTTGAAGACAACGTTAAAGTAATTCAAAGAAAACACTTAACATGTTTTACTGAGATTAATTTAAGTGAATTAGGTGATAGAAGAGAAGAAGTAAAAGAAATTATCCCTAGATTTCAAGAATTAGAAGGTAATTTGATACTTAAAAAAATGTCTAGTGATGGTACTACAATTCCACACATTAAACAATATCTACGTAAACTAATTTCATCTGGTATTAAACCTGATGTCGTATTTGTTGACTACATTGATTGTATTCAACCAACAAAACAATTTAAAGATGAATATAGTGGAGAAGGAAATGTTATGAGACAATTCGAAACTATGTTAGCAGAATTAGATGTTGCTGGTTGGACTGCGGTACAAGGTAACAGAAGTGCTATTGGTGCAGATTTGGTAGAAGCTAATATGATGGGAGGTTCAATTAAAAAAGGACAAATAGGACACTTTATATTGTCAGTTGCTAAAACTTTAGATCAGAAAGAAGAAGGGAGAGCAACATTAGCCATTCTTAAATCACGTTTTGGTAGGGACGGAGTAGTATTCGATGACATTGTTTTTGACAATGGTACGTTAGTTATTGATACTAGTGAAAGTACAGATGTAACACTTTTACAACACGAAAAAGGACAGAAGAAAAAGGATTCAGATTTCATTAGTAAAACGTTAGAGAAGAAGAGAAGTTCGAAAAATAATAATCAATCATTTTAGGAAAAAGAATTTTATGGTTTATAAGTTAAATCATTAAGGGATTCTTTTCTCTAAAAAAAAGTAAAAAATTAAAAAATATGGAGTTATCAAACAAAATTTTATCAGATATTACGGTGTATATGAAGTACGCTAAATATCTTCCAAACAAAAATAGAAGAGAGACTTGGGAAGAATTAGTAAGTAGAAATAAAGAAATGCACCAAAAGAAGTATCCTAAAATTAAGGATGAGATAGAAGAAGTTTATAAGATGGTATATGAAAAGAAAATATTACCATCTATGAGAAGTTTACAATTCGGTGGGAAACCAATTGAAATTTCACCAAATAGAGTATATAATTGTGCATACTTACCTATTGATCACGTTGACGCATTTTCTGAAACAATGTTTTTATTGTTAGGGGGTACGGGTGTAGGTTTTTCTGTACAAAAACATCATGTTGACACATTACCCGAAATTAGAAAACCAAATCCTAAGAGAAGTAGAAGATATTTGATAGGAGATTCAATCGAAGGATGGGCAGACGCAATTAAAGTATTAGTAGAATCTTATTTCGGTGTTAAAACATCAACACCAATATTTGATTTTTCAGATATTAGACAAAAAGGTGCATTGTTAGTGACATCAGGTGGTAAGGCACCAGGACCTCAACCACTAAAAGATTGTATTCACAATATTAAGAAAGTGTTAGACGCTAAAACAGATGGTGATAAGTTATCACCTATTGAAGTACACGATATGGTTTGTCATATTGCAGATGCAGTTCTCGCAGGTGGTATTCGTAGGGCAGCATTAATTAGTTTATTTAGTGCAGATGACAATGAAATGATATCTTGTAAATCAGGATCTTGGTGGGAACTTAACCCACAAAGAGGTAGAGCTAATAATTCAGCAGTATTATTAAGACACAAAGTAACTAAAGAATTTTTCTTAGATTTGTGGAAAAGAATTGAATTGAGTGGTGCTGGTGAACCAGGAATTTATTTCTCAAATGACAAAGATTGGGGTACTAACCCTTGTTGTGAGATAGGTTTGAGACCTTATCAGTTCTGTAACTTATGTGAAGTAAATGCTTCAGATATTGAGTCACAAGAAGATTTTGAAAAAAGAGTTAAAGGTGCTGCGTTTATTGGAACATTACAGGCAGGTTACACTGACTTCCATTATCTAAGAGATGTGTGGAAAAGAACGACACAAAAAGATGCATTGATTGGTGTTGGAATGACAGGTATTGGATCTGGTGTAGTATTAGGTTATGATATGAAATCTGCAGCTAAAGCAGTAAAAGAAGAGAATGAAAGAGTTGCTAATTTAATTGGTATTAATAAAGCGGCTAGAACTACTACAGTAAAACCATCGGGTACATCATCATTGGTTTTAGGGACATCTTCTGGAATTCATGCTTGGCATAATGACTACTATATTAGAAGAATTAGAGTTGGTAAGAATGAAGCAATTTATACATACCTTTCTATAAATCACCCAGAATTAGTTGAGGACGAAGTATTCCGCCCACATGATACTGCAGTTATCTCTATTCCACAAAAATCACCAGAAGGTTCTATTTTAAGA